ATGATAAATAAATCGATGACATAAAGTAAGCTCAATTTTTTTTGAGCAAATTTTTTTTAGGTTGAAAAAAGGAAAAAAAATGACACAACTAATAAACCCACAAAAATTCACAGACACCGTTGGCCTTTTAAGGTCATTTTTTTTGGATAAAGGATTCTTAGAAGTCCATACCCAAAATAGACTAAGCATACTTGCCGCATGTGAAGATCCGTTCAATGTAGCAACATACAATTACGCAGGCGAAACATGGCCACTACCTCAGACAGGACAAATGTGGTTAGAACATGAACTATTAAGCAAGCCAGATTCAAAAGGATTCTTTTGTGTAAGCACCAGTTACAGACAAGAACCAAATGCTATACCAGGCAGACACGATATTATCTTTCCAATGTTTGAATTTGAGATGCCAGGCAGTGTAGATGATCTTAAGGCAATGGAATACGAACTGTGTGACTACTTGGGCTTTGACCCACTAACAGAAAAAACATACAGAGAATGGCAACAGCATTGGGGAGTAAGTGCTGATACAGAAATGGATGACAGTCATGAAAAAGGTATGGAGATGAACTTTGGTAGTTGTTTAATTACAGACTTCCCAGAACTAACATCACCTTTCTGGAACATGGCACGTAATGATGATGGCGAAACCGCAAAGAAAATGGATGTCATACTAGGTGGTATGGAGACCATTGGTAGTGCAGAACGTAGTTGTGATGTTGATATGATGCGTGATACATTCCATAGTATTGTAGACGGCGAGTATGCACAGTTACTATACAAACTATTTGGTAAAGAACGTGTAGAAGCAGAACTAGAAGAGTTCCTAAAGTTTGACTTCTTCCAAAGAGTAGGTGGTGGTATTGGCATTACACGTATGATACCTGCACTAGAAAAAATAAATGCACTAGCCAAAGCGGCATAAAGTTTATTCCAGCGTGGTGGAAATGGTAGACACGGCGGACTGTTTATCCGTTGATTGATAACTCGCAAAGTATTTAATCGTGCATGGTTCGAATCCTGCCGCTGGAGCCAATAAAATATGATCTGTAGGTCATAAAAGGTTGACAAGTATAAATAAACATAGTATATTATAGTTAATAGCAAACAAGGAACTTTAAATGTTACACACAGTCGGAACAGACAATTATGGTTGGTGCTCTAAGGAGGGCATGTTCTAGTGTGACGTAAAAGTTATTTTAGTACATGGCCCTCTGTAGAAATACAGGGGGCTTTTTTTGTCGGTGAAGTGTTACGGTAGCACGTCAGTCTCCAAAACTGAAAGCCGGGGTTCGACTCCCTGCACCGATGCCAAAGCGGGTATGCACAAGGTGTGTCGCCAGCCTTCCAAGCTGTGTAGTAGGGGTTCGATTCCCCTTACCCGCTCCAAAAACTCTTGACACTATTAGTAATACCTGCTATTATACATAACATAGCAACCGAGGACAGTACATGAAATATATTCTAGTAGACACAGCAAACATGTTTTTTCGTGCAAGACACGTAGTACGTGGAGACAGCATTGAAACTAAGATAGGCATGGCTTATCATATTATGTTTGCAAGTATTTTAAAAGCATACAGAGACTTTAATGGTAGTCATGTAGTGTTCTGTTTAGAAGGCCGTAGCTGGCGTAAAGACTTTTACGAACCTTATAAAGCAAATCGTAAAGTAGCTCGTGATGCACTTACACCTAAGGAAGCTGAAGAAGATAAAGCATATTGGGAAGCATTCGATGAGCTTAATCAGTTCTTAAACAAGCGTACAAACTGTACAGTATTACAGAACAAACAGTGTGAAGCAGATGACTTTATTGCCCGTTGGATACAGAATCATCCTGATGATGAACATGTTATTGTTAGCAGTGACAGCGACTTTTATCAGTTGCTTACAGATAAAGTTACACAGTACAATGGCATTACTAATCAACATATTCTATTAGATGGCATTGTAAACGACAAAGGCAAGCCTGTAATTGACAACAAAACTAAAGAACAAAAACAAATTGGTGACCCTGCTTGGTTGTTGTTTGAGAAGTGTATGCGAGGTGATAGCAGTGACAATGTGTTCAGTGCATTTCCTGGTGTACGCAAAAAAGGTACTAAGAACAAAGTCGGACTACTGGAAGCATTTGATGACAGAGACAACAAAGGCTTTAATTGGAATAACATGATGCTACAGCGTTGGACAGATCACAACGGGGAAGAACATCGTGTGTTAGATGATTATCAGCGTAACGTAACATTAATCGATTTAACACAGCAACCCGATGAGATTAAAAAAGTATTAGATGAAACTATTACAACACAGGTGCAAAAAGTTCCTGCTAGTATGGTAGGCGTACACTTTATGCGCTTTTGTGGTAAACATGACTTACAACGACTCAGTGACAATGCTGAAGCACACAGTGATTATTTGAACAGCGCATATTAATATGGGTAAATACTTACAAGCTAGAGAAGTTGTAGAAAACAGTTTCTGGATAGTAGAGAGCAAGGGAACAAAAGTTGGCACTCTACGTAATAAGCCAGAAGGTTATGTTTTTTATGAGAACACAAGCCACACAGAAACTGTTTTGGATAATCTAGATAGATTTCGTTTTGAAAAACAAAAAATTAAAAAGACTGTAAACGCATCTACTAACGGCTATCCCACTAATGTTGATACTGTGTACAACGAACAGCTACAAGATACAGTGCCGGTATACACTAAAACCGCCACAAGTCAACAACATTTTGCGGCTGGATACTGGGGGATACTATTCCCACATGGATGGAGACCAAGTTTCTGTCCTAAACTAAAAACATTGCAGGACTATCCGTATATAGGACCTTATACCAATGAAGCGGACATGTACCTTGCAATGAAGCGAAGGGTGCAAGAAGATGAAAAAGCTATTAAGTTTACTAATGCTCGTACCAATAATGGCACAAGCTCAAACTAATACTCAGCCTAAGGTATTTGCTACACGACAACCGTGTGCTCCATTTATGGAAATGTTGAAAACACCTGCACAGTACGGAGAGTCAATGCTGTTTACTGGTAACGGATTACAGTTTAGTGCTGCAGATGGATTACCATATACCGGCGGTGCATTTTTCTTTGTTAATCAAGACACAGGAACATGGACACTAATTAGTGTATACGGCGATGGATTTGCTTGTTTAGTTGCAAATGGAAAAGGATTTGAGCCTTATACAGGCAGTCAACCTTGGGATAAAAAACCAGAATAGAAATTAACACCATGACATGGATACTTACATTTATATATTTTTACGAAGCTGAGCCGTATGTTATAAAGTATGGAACATATGAATCAATGAATGATTGTTTCTTTGCTAGAGAAGCATTAGGTCAAGAACAAAGTGGTCAAGGAGGATACTTTCCGCCAGGGCAACAAGCAATCTGTATACAAATGCCAACGTCTACCTAATCAAGCTCATTCTATGCTGTTTTAACTAAATACATTAAAGCAGTAGAGAATGAGGGAAATATGGCCAGACCAAAACCAAAGATACTAATGGAGTTCACAGACCCCAAAAGTTATCGCAGTGAACAAATACTTCATGCAGATGCTATATATGCAGTATTTCACGACAACAAACCAATTAATTTGCGAAGCCTAAACAGCCTTGTAAACTTTCCAGGACCTAAATATAAAAAAGTAAGTTTTAGCAACAGCGGACATGCATTTAATTTGGCTTCCAGACTTAACAAGTTATTCAAGACAGATAAGTTTACAGTGATAAAATTACTACAAGGTGAAACAATAGTAGAAGACGATGGTGAACAAGGAATGGTATAAAACTATACTAGAGCATGCTCAGCGTACTCGTCCGCAAACGACACTAAAGGATCTGTTTAAAAATTATAGACACGACACAGGGCTCAGCTTAACCAAGTTGGGCCTTCATGTTATATGTAGTATGGACATCGAACGTGAAGACTTCAAGCTACCTAAAATAAAAATTACTCCACGTATACGTTTACTTCTAGACAAATACATGCAATATCCTTACTTCTTTGATAAGAATTGGCTAGTGTTGTTCAGTACAGAAGACCGTATATTTTACAAGATGTACGGCAAAGAATGGGATAATTTTATTCAACATATGGAAGAAAATCTTTAAAAAAGATAAAAAAAGTTGCAGAAAAAGGTTGACACCTAGACGTCTTGGTGCTATATTATATGTGTAAGTTAGATAAAACGGAGACGCAAATGTTAGACCAAGCTATTAAATTCGAAGATGTTGATTCATACACGCTAGAAGCTGAACACTTCAATGACCTCAAAGACGAACTTGGTTACGAAACTATCTGGAGTTTAGACGGCGGCATTATGCCTCTGGACAAGGCTATCTTTACTGGCAAGCCTCGTCTTGTTACATACAAGTGTATTGAATCAATGGGCGACAACTATGATGAAGTGCAGTGGACTGAGTTTACTTCTACAGCAGTAAATGGTACCGTTGGCGAACTTTGGCGTGCTGCTGAAAGTTGTTTTAAACAAGCTAAAGCCACTGTTGGTGACTGGCACATTTACATCGAAGATTTTCAAATGCAAGATGATGGATCG